ATTTGTGTGATGAGCCATCGTTAGGCGTTGCAGTAGCACCCCAATTATGTATGTATGTACTTGGCTGAACCCTAATAAATGTTTGATTTTCGTATTCATATAGTTGAGTACGAGAATTTTTAGGAGTAATTATAAACTGAACACTTTTGTAATCATCTAACTCTGCACCATTAAGCCTTGATGTTATCTTTATAGGCTCGTATGCAGATATTAACGCATCTGTTATTGGTTGGTCTATTATTTGCTGAGTAACTGCCATTATATGCTGTATTTATGTTGTAAGTATTTTGATAGCTGCAATGCTTCGCCTGTTGTAAGCTCTTTGTCAAATATAACTATCTCCTGTATCTGTGCGTTTAAAAAATCCGTTGGTGCTATTGAGCGTGAAGCACCTAACATTATTGGATAAGTGTCGGTGTATGGCTGTGGGTCAAAACTTGCGTTATTCTCCGTATCAACCAAAGCACCATTATAATAAGACTTCATTTGACCATTTGATTTTAACGCAAATCCATACACTCCTGTTGTATTTAAAACATCAGTTGTGTATATATGACTAGAAACATCATCTTGACTATCAAGAAGGTAATTGTTCCATTTTGATTTTCCGTCATCTACCCTTGCATTAATGTGTATTTGAGGATAACTAGAGTTAGAAAGATTTAAAGATATAAGAGAGCCTGTTGTCAAAGCGTTGGTCTTAGCTATATAGAACATAGATATTGCTCTATCTAAAGAATCTGAAGTTCCATCAATAGAATTGTTCACGCATTTCATAAAATCATCTGTTCCGTCAAAATTAAGATAAGGATAACCATTTGTGGTGTCCTCATACTTGAATTGTGGCATCTTTATTGCTGTCGCTTGTTCAAAGTGATTTCCGTTGCCACTTTGGTCTATCCACTTACTAACAACTTCGTTACCACCACTAAATGTTGTTTTAACTCCCATATCGCTACGAAGCCACACTAAAGGGGTTAAACTTGTTATAGATGATTCATCTGTAAATGTAAATGAGTGTGAAAACGCATTAAGAGTAAAACTAAGTCTGACTTGTATCAACTTGTCATTATATAATTCTTTTTCTCGTTCAACAGATATACTGTCAGGACTTAATATTACTTCTTTATTTGCGTAACTATCTAAAACTCTTTGCAGCCAACCTAATGCTTCCTGCTCTAGTAGAGTAAACACGCTATCAAGAGAACCTGCGTGGTTCTGATGATATGGTTTTACTATTAGGCACTCATAGGAATATTCTTCCTGAACATCTCCCTCAGTTGTGGGAAGCACCGATGTTGGTGGTAAGACTAACAATAACGGATAGTCGTTGTTGTGGTTTTCGTTGATTTCGTTCTCGTAACCAAAGATAAACCCACCATTTATCCACTTTTGCTCAAATCTATTGGTTAATTCTCTTAATTTATTAAAACTCATTATTTCTTAACTTGTTTGTTCTGTTCTTCTTGTACTGCCATCTCAAAGTCGCTTTTTGATGTTTTCCAAGATAAATATGTCATTACTTTATACAATTTCTCATCTTTTACACTTTGTATTGCATCTTTACCTTTATTTGTAAAAATACCGTCTAAAGCTATGTCGTATAGAGTGTTTAACCAACCGTAAGGCTTCATTATCTTACTAGCCTTTACTACTGCTACACTTTTTGAGCTTCCTTCCCTAAAAAGGTTTGGATAACGTTTAGTGAGTTGCTCGTTTGCCTGTTCAAAAAAAAAGCGAACTCCCAAACGATGTCCATTGTCAATCTCTTAAAAGCCTTAGCTTTATCGTCTATATTATCCAAATCAACCTCCTCATCAACGGATTTACACAAAATAGCCATCTGTTCAGGTAAAATATCGAATCTACCGTTCTTTAGGTACTCTGTGTTCATCTCCAACTGCGTACTCTCTATATATTCGCCAAAAGTACCCTCTCTAAAGAAATTCATAGGGAAATAGTATATATCTCCTTCAAATTCAAAGTTGGTTAAACCTTTTGGCTTGTATTCCTCCAATATGTTGTCTAAAGAACTAATAACAGCTTCTATCTCCTCAGTTTTTACCTTTTTTACGCTTTCTTTGCTCATTCCTGTCATATAACAAAATAAATCGTTATACATCTTTATTTCTTGAGTGAAAAAGAATTTAGTTAGGTCTTTACCTTCGTCATTCTTGTCTTGTTCCTCAGTTCTCTTATACTTTTGCAATATTTGATAAATACCACAATAATATTCGAGTGTCATTTCTTTCCAATCGCTTGGAATATCCTTTTGCTTTCCGTTAATGTCTATTACTAGCATACTAATCTTGTTTATACATATCTGAAATCAAGCCTATTGTTTCCATTGTAGCTTGAATAACTTTCGTTTCTATGTTGTTTATAAGTCTATAATTACTTTTATTCTTAACTCCTGCCAAAAAACCCAAGAAAGAGTACATTAAAAGGTTAGGTAGCATATACACCCATTCCTCCATACTTTCCTCGTCTTTTACAGCATACTTTTTAAAATCAACATAATATGCAAAAACATCTTCCATCACATCAGCAAAATCTTGATATTTACCATCTTCACACTCCTCCGTTATAATATACGTCTGTTGTTTGACATAAACTATAAAATCGTTTAATATCTTAGCGTGAACTTGATTTATACCTTCTATTTCGTTCATTATGCAAATATTATTTAAAAAATGTAAAAAGTTTCGCAATTTCTTGTCAAAATCAATTTTATATGTTAATTATCCAAAGAATACTACTTTTTGCCCTGAAAAATGTCTATTAAGAGCCATAACAAGGCAATCTACCATATCATCGTGCTTCGCAGCAGGAAATGACTGACATTGCAGTAAAAATTCTTCGTTCCAATGTCCTTTCATTAAAGACACCCTTCCTGTTTCTATTGTAGCACTAATATCCTGTACTCTTGCTACTTTGTCTTTCGTTGGTGGCTTATCTTCCTTAATATTCAGTCCTGTTTCTCTAATCAGGGTTTGAACTATTGATTTTCCACTCGCCTTTGGTTCAACGAAAATTTTTGATTGGCTGGTATATCCGTTTTTGTGTACGAATTTTTTTATGTGTTTGATTAGTTCAGGAAACTCTAACCTCACATTTTGTACTTCGGTTATTTGCCAAGTTTTATCTTTGTATATATAAGCCATAAGAGCTGATGGGTCGTTCTTGCTACTTGCTGTATATGCAGGGTCAATAACGAAGTTTACCACTCCCTCCTCTTTATCTTTATCAATTCTAAACCAATTTTTTTGAAGCATACCACTATCGGCAGGTGTTGGTCGCTGTTGTAGCTGTCCTGCATATCCATAAGAGCCTAGTGCTGATTTATAGTCGTCTAGTATAGCCTGAGAAAACCTATCTTTCCAAAAAAGTCCATCTTCATAGTGTTTGGATAGGCTTTTTGGTTTTAGGTCATCAGAAATTTCGGCAGGAATACAGATATGCTTATGTTTGTCAGGAGAGTTGTATAGAAGGTAACCACTAAGGTCGTCCTCGTGTACTCTCTGCATAATAATTATCCTAACTCCTTTTGTTGGCTCGTTAAGTCGTGAGTATAGTGTTGATTTATACCATTCGTTTGCATTATCTCTTTCTGTTTCCGATGCAGCGTTCTTTGGAGAGGTAGGGTCATCGACAAGAATTATATCTCCACCCTGTCCTGTTACCGAACCACCGACAGATGTTGCTCTCCTAACTCCCAAGTGTGTGTTCTCGTATCTTGCTTTTAGGTTTTGGTCTTTTTTAATTTGGAATGTTTCTCCCCAATGTGATTGATACCATTCGCTATTTATTATATCTCTTGACTTAGTTGCGTGTTCAATACTAATCTCTGCTGAGTATGATGCTGTAATAAACCTCATCTTTGGGTGTACTGCCCAACACCAAGCAGGAAACAGAACCGTAACGAGTAATGACTTACTACTACGGAAAGGAATATTAATAATTATGTCTTTATCTTTCTCTTTGCCATCTCTTATTCTTTCGGCTTCTGATTGTAGAATATCGCAAAGGTATTTATGATGAAAATTTATTGATAAAGGAACAGATGGCTCTGCTATTGGAAATGCTTTTATAAAGAACTCGTAAAACGACTTCTCGCAAATGGCTTTCTCCATTGCTTTGAGCATTTCTTTTCTTTGCTGCTTATTCATCTACTTCTTCAAATTCCGTATCGTCTGCTTCCATTTCCTCCATACGCTTTTTAAGGTCATCAACGGTCATAGTGTCGTCAAGAGTTATCTCGATTTTTGTAGCACTCTTTGAGCTGACCTCCGTTGATTGAAGTTTAGGAATAGCATAGTTAAGAAGTTTAGATACAGCATTGATATATGCTTCAGGATTTTTTTCTGCTAACTCCTCAAGAGCAAACATTATATTCTTTTCCTGACCTGCCAATGCCATAGTCAAAACCTCTCTTGAGAATTTTGTTACCCTATTCACAGAACCCTTTGTGCGACCACCTAATGCGTTGCCGACAACAAAAGCAGGGTTACCTTTTTTTTCTTTAGACATATTGCAAATATAATAAAAAAACCTTTAACCCTATCTTTATCTTTATTTATAGCTTTAGCTTTATCTATAAGGGTACAACATACCCTTCACAAACCCTTCAACCTATAAAATAGGACTTCAAAATTTTTTTTGTGTAATATGGGGGTCTATTTTTAGTTTCCTTCCAATTTTTGCGTAAAACTCTATTATCTAAACACTAACTTCGTGGTGTTCTTGCAACGCTGAATAAACGTACTTAAAGCATAACAGTATATATTGTAACTCTACAAATAATACTACTCCTAAATAACATATAAAATTGACTTTGAAAATCTTGTGGTTATGTATATGTGGCGATACTATCTTAATGCGAAATTTGACGGAATTTGAATCTAAAAATATTAAAAAAAACGTCTTTTTTTAACAAAAGTAGTAGATTCTGACTGAAAAACTTGCGTAATTTCTTAAAAAATGCTTGTATTTTACTAAATTATCTAACCAATTTAAAAAGATAGCATAAAAAAAACGATTGAAAAGTGTTTTAATCTCTCCAATCGTTGCAAATTATTTGTACTTTCTTACAATAAAAATATTAGAAGAATCAATATTAATATTATGAAAAATGGTGGGGTGTATTGTTCTAGCTTCATACTTTCAAAAGATTATAAATTTCGTTTAATACTTGGCTTTGCGTGTGTTCTTTTCTAATCTCTTTGTAACTTTCAAAGGAAAAGATTGAATCAATCTCGAATGTTCCAAACGTCTTGCATAAGTTTAAATATTCGATTTTGTGTTTGTGGTCTATCATAGCTTTATTAGTTTATATTGTTTCCAATGGTTAAAAAATAGTCTTTGTTGAATTCTTGTTTTAAGCCATTAAAATTCTTGTTATATACCAACTTATTGACTTGCTTTTTATCTTCGCTTAAAAGGTGCTTAAACTCGCTTAAAAGGTGCGTAAACATAAAGGGGATACATTCTTGCGTCAATAGTGTGCAAAGAAGAAAAATATAAGTTTCTATTTGTTCGGGTGTTTGTTTTGTTTCTCCTTCAATTATTAAGGTCGGTTCGTAATTGTTTATATATTCTCCTTCTCTTTCTTCAAAGAGTATGAATTCAAATAGATTATTTTTATAAAACATTTGTTTTATCTGTTCTGCGTTTAGTGGATTGTTATTAAGTCCAATATTTATTTTAAGTACATTCATTTTAATAAAGTTTAATTGTTTGATAATTTAATAGATTAGCAATATAGTTAATGTGTTTGCTAGTTGTAACCGAATACCAATTTTTAACGATTACCTGTCTTTTGTCGTGGTCTATCGTTGCCACGTTGGTATTGTAACTAAAGATATATCTGTCGTTATATTCTAAGTTTTGAAAGTATTTTTTTTGTTGTATCATAGTTTTAAATTGTTTCTGTTAGTTCTGTTAATATTTTATCTAATTCTAATTTTTTTAAAATAGGCTTCAAAGTTTTAGTAGATTTTATTACTATTGCGTTTTTTTCCAATACAAATAAACTCCATTTGCTATTGAACCAAAGCAAAAACAAATCTCCTTCTCTATCATCTGAATTATGGAATATAAATTCTTTTTGCTTGTTCTTTAATTGTTTAATTTGTTCTTTTGATAGTATCATAATTTTAAAAATTAGTTTTTATAATTGCGTTAATGAATGGCAAGACGAAGATAATTGTAAACGATAGCAATAGAATTACATCGCTTAAATTAACTTTTTTTGTTGGTCTGTCTAGGTGCTTGGGGTTGGTGTAATATTTCATAATAGTATTAAATTAAATTTATTTTTTTATATCGTATTTTAAATTTATGACTTCCATGTGTCTTGCCTTCTCACGTTCTTTTTTTAGAGAAGAGCTTGTATCGTCTTGTGCTATTCTTTGAATAATTTGTTGGTAATCTTCAAAGTGCTTTTCTAGTTTTTGTACTCTTTCTAGTACCTCTTCTAATTTTTCGAGGTCGTCCCAAAAAACTCTGTTTTGTTGGTGTTTAATGTTTCCAAGTGTCAATTTTAATCTTTCGCTTATTGTGTAATTTTTCATAATAATATTAAATTAGTTTGTTTGTTTTGTTAGGCAAATATATAAAAAAATTAATACAAATTTAAAAAACTTTAACTCCTTACACATTCTTTTTTAATATCCTAATAAAAAATCATTTTTTTTTTTAAAATTTAACTTTCCAATATAAGTACACGCAAATACACTAATTTTTTAATCTCACAATAAAAAAAGCATAAAGTTATTAACAAGTTATTATTTATAATCATTCTAAATAAGAGCAAAAAAAAAGCCAAAAACACACAATAAAAAAATCATTATAGATTTGGCAGTTACTTGGCAGATACTCGGCAGATACTTGGCAGGTACTACATAAAAAAAAGCCTACAAAATAAATTGCAAACTTTTCTTTAACAAAACTAAAAACAAACATTTAACTTTCTTTATCCTCTAAAAGTATTTCTTTTATCTTATTGTATTCTTTGTTAGTTATTGATAAGGTCTTGGTGCTATTGTTTTTAGTGTCCCATATCTTTAAACTAATCTTGTAGTAGTCAATTTCTCTATGACTATTCTCATATCCGTCTTTTACCATATTGTTTAATTCGCTACTTCTATATTTAAATGTTATCATTGTTTCTTGTTTTAATGTGTTTTAAGTTACTTTATTTTGTTTTAGTATGCTGATGTAGGTCTGTCGCTAAAGTCCTCTGTCGTTGCACCTATTTGCTCACAATAGTATTCGTTCAGGTTTCGTTGTATTTCTTGTAGGTCGTTGTCGTGTTGCCAATATCCTGATATAGTACAATCATTGTTTACACTACCTAGCATACCTCCTCCTAGATAGTTTTGATATGTAGTCATTTTTTCTCCATTATATCCAAAGTCTGTTAGGTCAATTTCTATACCCCCTCCCCTAGACGAATACTTCTCCCTTAAAATATTATTTGCTATTAAATCTTTCATTGTCTTGTGTTTTAGTTGTTAGTTTAATTCTAATTCTGATTCGTTAGCGTGTTCAATCCAATCTAATTCACTATAAGATATAAATTCATATTCTTCATATTGTGTGAAACCACTATTCAAATAGTATTCTTTTACTTGTTCAACATTATATCCGTTATCTGTTGTCATTGTTTTGTGTTTTAGTTGTTTTTAATTGTTTTGTTTCTCTAGCTCTTGCACCCTTTCAAGTACCTCTTTAAGCTTTTCGATTTCGTACTCTAATAAAGTTAAATCTTCATCGTCCGATAAACCTTTCTTCTGTTGGTATTCAATGTTTCCTATTGTCATCTTTAGTCTTTCGCTAATTGTGTAACCTTTCATAATAGTATTAATTAATTTATTTGTTATATTCTTTAATAAATTCCACTACTGCTTTGTGTACTTCATCTATACCTACTGCGTTTTCGCTAATACAATCATCTAACACTCTCTGCATATGTAATCTATTGGTGTTGTAATCATTGTATCCCGATACTTCATTTACTTTTTGAATTACGGGTATAAGCCAATCCCAAGAAGTGTGGTATTTAAGTTCTAATAAACTGAGGTTACAAAATCCGTAATATTTCTGATTTTTATCTGAAATAAATGCTGCCCTACTCAATGGTAATAACCCCATAAATTCTGCTATTAGCTTGTTGTTTTCTGTTGTCATTGTTTTGTGTTTTAGTTGTTGTTAATTGTTTTGTTAGGCAAATATAATAAACTTTTTTAATATAAACCTAATTATTTTTATCTTTTTTTAATAAAGTTTGTATCTCCTCTAGTGAATTACATTTGTTTACTTTAATATTCCATTCAGAATATAGGTGCAAAGGTGTTTTAATTGCTCCTGATTTAGCTACCGAAACCTCGTTTATATACCCCCCACCTCTTTGTTCTGTTGTTTTTTTTAAGTGAAATATAAAGTTTTTATTTTCTTGTTTTAATTGTTCTACTATATGTGATATACAATTATAAGTATTTTCATCTTCTTTTTCTTGTTCGTAAATTACTACATGATTATTTCCTTTGTATTCCCACGAGTAGTTTCTAATTTCTGTTGTCATTGTCTTGTGTTTTAGTTGTTGTAATAATTGTTTTGAAAATTCTCTATAAGTTCTCTACCATTTGCAGTATGAAATCCGTAAGAGTGTGTGTGCATTGATTCGATTGGTCTGTTCTCTACTATAAGTAAGAATAATTTAAAAGAATCTACCTCATAACTTTTAGATGTAATACCTAATGCTTTTTCAAATTGTGTAGGATTGTGTCTGCACTCTCCGTAATTTTCTACTAAGTAACTTTCTATTTGTTTTGCTTTCATAATTGTATTGTGTTTTAGTTGTTATATTCTTTAATAAATTCCACTACTGCTTTGTAGGTAATATTTATATCACACTCTTCAAGGGCATAGTACACTATATCAAAATAGTCCAATCGGTTCTCTTGTCTAGATTTCTGTATTACGGGCATAAGCCAATCCCAAGAGGTGTGGTAGTGAAGATTAGAGTTTGTTTCTAGCCAAGTGTCAATATCTACTTGGTCAATCCCCATAAATTCTGCTATTAGTTTGTTGTTTTCTGTTGTGTTCATAATGTTTTAGTTTTAAATTCATTGCAAACATAATACTATTTTTTTAATATCCTAATGTTTTTTTAAAATAATTGTAAAAAAGTTTGATACTTGTTTTGCTATATAAGTACACGCAAATAACAAAATAAATTTAATATCCTAATATTTTATAATGTTTTTTTAAAAAAAATATCAACACAGAATTTGGCTCATCAGGACACCCCTACCCCTATCATCAGCAGTTACTTGGCAGTTACTTGGCAGTTCCTTAGCAGTTCCTTAGCAGTTCCTTGACAGTTACTTGAGAAGTTTAAAAATCAAAAAAAATATAATTTAAAAAAATAAAAGAAAAGAAATAAAAAAAAGATGAAAAGTGAGGGAAACTAAAAAACCCCCACCCTTCATCTAAACACAAAACAAATCACACAAAACACAATGTGTACTATTAAAACGCTTCTTTGCAGTTGTTACATCTTCTGTGGTCGTCATCAAAACTTGCACCACAGCATAAAGTTCCCCTGTCATCTGAATAAGCAATCATACCTTTTATAGAGTTTATATCTTCGTACTCTAATAAAGTTAAATCTTCTAAAATGTAGTAAGCACCCTCGTAGTCAAATGTAACATCTACATCTATCTCTCCCTGTCTTACATCTATATTCTCTGCACCTTGTTCTTTCAACCAAGCAGATACATCGTCAGCTTCTAATACTTCAGGTGCATAGCTCATCTCATCTTCAGGTGTACTTAATTTCCAATCATCGTAGTTCATAATGTAATATTTTATTTGGGTTATTATTCTGTATTGTTATTTGCATCAAGACCCCCCCCTAGTGTACCCCCTAGTGTACCCCCTGAGTTCCCCCCATTTGCAAGGCAAACATATAAATAATTTATTACAATGCCAAATTATTTTGTATAAGTTTTTCCTTTGAGTAGCATATTTATTATTGGCTGACTAACATTGTATCTAGCTGCCAACTGATTTTGACTTACACCTCCTGCTTTATATTCTTCACGAATTGCATCTGCTTCTTCTATTGTGAACTTACGCTTGGCATAGCCACCACCCCTACGGTCTTTTCTTTCAAATGGATTAACACTCATCTTTTAACTTTTCTAGTTCAAACCTTAAATGATTCATAGCTTTCTCAATGTCCTCGATATGCTTCTCTTTGTCAGTCATACCCATTTCATATTTCTTTCCACAACGCAAGAGGTAGGTCGTGGCAGTTCCAACGTTGTACGACAAATCAAATCCACTTATAACTTTCCTTGCTTCATACCCATTGTTACCTATGTAGTAACTAGGAACAGAAATATCTTCTTTTTGTTCTTCTATCCTCCTGCATAAACAAGCACCACCACAAGAGCAGTTCCTTGCATAGTCGTAATAGAATTTACTCTTATCCATATAATCCATTATAATTCGTTTTTAAAATATTTATCTATTATTTCTTTGCAATGGTCAAACCCTTTACAACATATTCCATAATACCCCCTATCTAAAGCGTTCTGTATGAATAGCTTTTGTTCTTTTGAAGGATAACACTTCTTGTCTTTCTTTAGCTCTATAAACAAGGCTGTGTACTTTTTGTTTGGCTCGAATATAAGAAGGTCTGATACCCCTTT